AAGAGGTATGTCTGCTTTTGATTTTGACGAAACATTAATTGACAAAGGTAAAAACTTTATTATAGCTACTAGTCCTGATGGTGATCAAGTAGAAATAAGTAGTGCTCAATGGCCGGTACAAGGTCCTCAGTTTGCAGAACAAGGTTACACTTTTGATTTTAAAGATTTTGTTAATGTTAGAGGCGGTGTTGAAGGACCTTTATTACAGAAGCTTAGAAATAGAATAAAAAAATATGGTGCTAAAAACAACTATATATTAACAGCTAGGCCAGCAGAGAGTGCTACAGCGATACACGGTTGGCTTAAAACAAAAGGTATAAATATACCTATAGAAAATATAACAGGTTTAGGTAACAGTACTGGAGAGGCAAAAGCACGTTGGATAGCTGGTAAATACGCAGAAGGTTATAATGATATTTATTTTGTTGACGATGCTTTACCTAATGTTAAAGCTGTTGCAGATATTATAAACAAGTTAGACATAAAAGGTAAAGCCGTACAAGCTAAACTTAATTTTAGCAATGAAATAAGTAATAAGTTTAACGATATAATAGAAGAAAGCACTGGTGTTGAGTCACAAAAACGTTTTTCAGAGGTACAAGCTAATTTAAGAGGTAGAAAAAGTAAGTATTTTAGTTTAGTACCACCTTCTGCTCAAGATTTTGTAGGCTTATTATATAACTTTTTAGGTAAAGGTAGAGTAGGCGAAAGACAATTTAAGTTTTTTAAAAAGACTTTAATAGATCCTTTTGCTAGAGGTATAAACGAACTTAATACAGCTAGACAACGTACAATGGAAAAATACATGGAGCTTTTAAAAGGTTTGCCTAAAGTTAAAAAACAACTAAACACTGAGTTAAAAAAGTTTAAAGACGTACCTAGTTACGTGCAAAAATACACTGTCGACCAAGCTGTTAGAGTTTATCTTTGGAATAAACAAGGTTTTGAGGTACCAGGTATGACACAAAGAGATTTAGATGCTTTAACTGAATTTGTAAAAAATAATCCAGATATACAGTCTTTTGCTGATGTTGTTGGTTCTATATCGCAAGAACAACAAAGCTTTTCTGAACCTGGAGAATATTGGTTAACAGAAAATATAAAATCAGATTTGTTTAGTGACGGTGCTTTAGGTGATGCTAGATCTAAATATTTAGCTGAGTGGCAAGAAAATGTAGACCAAATGTTTAGTCCTGAAAACATGAATAAAATAAAAGCGATATATGGTGCAAAGTTTACAGAAGCTTTAAGAGATATGTTGTATCGTATGAAAACAGGTAGAAATAGACCTACAAATAGAAGTAGACTAACAAATGCTTGGATGAACTGGGTTAATGGATCTGTAGGTGCTATAATGTTTTTTAATATACGTTCTGCTGTATTACAGACTATATCTTCTATAAACTATATAAATTGGAGTGATAATAATCCGCTTAAAGCTGCAGCTGCTTTTGCTAATCAAACTCAGTATTGGAAAGACTTTAGCTTTTTGTTTAATTCTGATATGTTAAAACAAAGACGTGCTGGTAACCAAAGAGGTGTTAATGAACAAGAATTAAGTGAAGCTGTAGCTGGTAAAGGTGCTTTTGAACAAGCTAAAGCAGCAATAAGATATTTACTTAAAATAGGGTTTTTACCTACACAAATCGCTGATAGCTTTGCTATTTCTGCGGGTGGTGCTACTTTTTATAGAAATAGAATAAATAAATATGTAAAAGACGGTATGACTCAAGAGCAAGCAGAAAAACAAGCTTTTATAGATTTTCAAGAAATAACAGAAGTATCACAGCAGTCTGCAAGACCAGATTTAATATCTCAACAACAAGCAGATCCTCTTGGTAGGTTAATTTTATCTTTTCAAAACACACCAATGCAAT